TTTATCACAACTTCTTTCAGCTGAACCGATTGTTTCTTGACCGAATAGGATAACATCAACCTTTTGGAATTTGTCACTTTCACCTTTTTGCATGTTCCAGAATGGGTTTGTTCTTACTGGGAAGTTTTGAAGAGAAATTGAATCACCGATTTCATTCCACATTTTTGTTTCGTGTTCAGCTTCAAGAATGTTAGTTCCGTATTTTTCACAAAGTTCATTGTAATCTACAACTTTAGGTGCATCGAAACCAAGATATTCTAACATTTCTGCTTGAAGTTTAACCATATCTTCTTTAGTACCTTTTGTTTCAACTTCGAACATAGGGAAAATTAAATCGTGTCTACCTGGAATTGGGGTAGCTTCTTGTCTGTATGATGTTGAGATACAATACACACCAGGATATTCAGGATTTTGAAGTAATTCATATTCCAACCACATTTGACCTGTTTGTGGTAATGGCCAAATTTCACCTGAGTATTCAAATTTTGTAATACTATGTGGATTCTCGCATGCCGCAAGGATTGATAATCTTGATTGAACAGGAACTTCTAAGAAACCTTTTGCTTGGAAGAATGTTCTCATTTTTTGTACTAACTCGTTGTAGATTTTTGTGTTTTTCATTTTTTTTGTAAGTGTTTTTATTGATTATTGTTTATTTGTATATAAAAAAAAATCCCCCTAATAATAGGAGGATTTAAGAGATTGATTTTGATATGTTGTTGTGTAGATTGATGTCCATTTTTTTATACTTTTAGGAATAAATACGATATAATTTCCAAAAAAACAATAATTCGAAAAAAAAATATAAAAAAAATTGTAATTGTCATAAAAACTGACAAATTGTCAGTTAAAATTGGGTTGGATTGATTTTTAATAATAAAAGTTTGGAATTGAAATTGACTCCATAAAAAATAAACTATATAATTCAAACAAAAATCACATTTATGAGTAAAATTATAGGAATTGACTTAGGTACGACAAATTCGTGCGTTGCCGTTATGGAAAACGGAGAACCTATTGTAATAACAAACAATGAAGGTAAGAGAACTACCCCATCTATCATTGGATTTGTTGACAATGGTGAAAGAAAGATTGGTGATCCAGCCAAAAGACAGTCAGTAACAAATCCTGACAAAACAATTTATTCTATCAAACGATTTATGGGTGCGAGTTATGACGAAACTAAAGGTGAAGTCACTCGTGTACCATATAAGGTCGTAAAAGGGAAGAATAACACACCAAGAGTGGAGATTGATGACAAACAATTTTCTCCACAAGAATTATCAGCAATGGTATTGCAAAAAATGAAACAAACCGCTGAGGACTATTTAGGGCAAGAAGTAACAGAAGCAGTTATTACAGTACCAGCATACTTCAATGATGCTCAAAGACAAGCAACAAAAGAAGCTGGAGAAATCGCAGGACTAAAAGTTAGAAGAATTATCAACGAGCCAACTGCGGCAGCACTTGCTTATGGACTTGATAAGAAAAACAAGGACTCCAAAATCGTTGTTTTCGACTGTGGTGGTGGTACTCATGATGTATCTGTACTAGAATTAGGTGGCGGTGTATTCGAAGTATTATCAACAGATGGTGATACACATTTAGGTGGAGATGATTTTGACAACGCAATTGTTGATTGGTTGACAGCTGAGTTCAAAAATGAAAATGCGGGTACTTGGAATAATGATTCTATGGCTCTTCAAAGATTAAGAGAGGCGGCTGAAAAGGCAAAGATTGAGTTATCCTCATCTCAATCAACAGAAATCAATCTACCTTACTTTATGGTAATTGATAATCAACCAAAACACCTTGTTAAAACACTTACAAGAGCAAAATTCGAACAAATTATCGACAAGTTGGTTGAAAGAACTATTGAACCTTGTAAAAGAGCAATGTCAAGTGCTAATCTTACTCTCGGAGAAATTGATGAGGTTATTTTAGTTGGTGGATCCACTAGAATTCCTGCTATTCAAGAAGCTGTAAAGAAATTCTTTGGTAAAGAACCATCCAAAGGTGTAAATCCTGATGAAGTTGTTGCTTTAGGTGCGGCCATTCAAGGTGGTGTACTTGCTGGTGATGTAAAAGATGTTCTTTTGTTGGATGTTACCCCACTTTCATTGGGTATTGAAACTATGGGTGGTGTAATGACTAAATTAATCGAGTCAAATACAACAATTCCGACTAAAAAATCACAAGTATTCTCAACTGCGGTAGATAATCAACCATCTGTAGAAATTCACGTATTACAAGGTGAGAGACCGATGGCCAAAGATAACAGAACTATTGGTAGATTCCACTTGGATGGTATTCCACCATCAATGAGAGGTGTTCCACAGATTGAAGTTACTTTCGACATCGATGCTAATGGTATTATTAACGTTTCAGCTTTGGATAAAGGTACAAACAAACAACAAACCATTAGAATTGAATCATCATCTGGATTATCTCAAGAAGAAATCGATAGAATGAAGAGAGAAGCTGAAGAAAATGCTGAAAGTGACAAATTAGCTAAAGAAAAAGCTGAGAAAATCAATGAAGCTGATAGTACAATCTTCAATATCGAAAAAACGATGAAAGATTTGGATGAAAAAATCAGTGATGAACACAAAGAAGAAATCAAACAAGGTTTGGAAGAACTAAAAGAGGCTAAAAACACTGGTGAGGTGGAAAAAATTGACTCGGCTTTAGATAAAGTTAACACTACAATGCAAAAAGTAACACAAGAACTTTATAGTAACGTAAGTGAACAAACAGAAAATGTTGATGGATTCACAGGTTCAGATGTCGAATTCGAAGAAGTTAAGTAAAACAAAAAAACCCCTGATTATTCGGGGGTTTCTTCTTTTTGTTCTTCAGTTTTCTTTTCCTTTTGTATTTGGTGAATAATGTAACCAGAAATTGCAAACTCAACACCAGCCCACATTATCAAATCAGTCATAGTTAGTGTTGAATGTTTTTCTAATAGAAAGAAAATCATACCCCACTGAGCAATAATAAATGCAATACCTGATTCGATTCTTTTTTTTGAAAAATATGATTCTTTAGATGAATACATATTTGTTATTTCTCTAAATAACCATTTGATATTTTCCCACCCAAAAAATAATTTGTTTTTCATAATAGTATTTTTTTATAAATAGATGAAATTAAAAAAGAGGACGTAGCGATGTCCTCTTTCTTTGTTGCCGTAACAGCAAACGGTCCTAATAGTCCTCCTAAGAGGTTAGATTATTTACCTTTCACAAGTTCCAAACATCTTTTAAGATATTCTTTGGCTCTTGGTGAAGGAGTGTATTCATCATCTTTGGTTTGTAAAGCTAATATCCTTTCAATATCTTTCACTAATTCAGTTCCATGTTCATTTTCTTTGTATAGTTCTATAATTTTGTCCATTGCTTTGTTACAACCACCACTTGTTTCATCGTGATAGTTTTTATTTCTAAACTTGTTAAGGTGGTGCATAAGATTATATGCAAGGTGAGAACCACCATCTTTGATATCCCTAAACAATCTCAAATTATTAAGAATTCCTAATGTATCAACCATTGAATTAACACCTAATTTTCTTTTACTTACACCTGGTGCATACTGAACAAATTCACTGGCATTACCAACAATTTCTTCTAATGGAAGTATATTTTCAGGAACACAACGAGGTTTATCTTTTACCTCTTTAACCTCCATATTTTCTTGTTCCAAGATGGTTTTTCTAACTATTTTTCTTAATTCAGATTCTTTGATTGTATAATTTTTCATAAACTTTTCTTTATAAATATATGAAATTTGAATAAATGAAAAAACCCCTTTTAATTTAGGGGTTCATCTTTTTTATCATTTTTTGTTGGTAACATAACTTCAAGCCAAATGTCAAAAATCAAGAAATACATCCACCAAGTTAACATCGATAATGGATATGATTCAGGATAAGCTGAGGTCATAAATAATAAATAAAATACCTTAGCAAAAATGTAGATTCTAACTAAAGTGTAGAAAAAACGATAAAATGAAATCATAATAGTTCAGTTGTTAAATAGTTAATCTATGATTGTAAAAATAAGAATATTTATTTATAAAACAAACATATGAGAAATAATTTAGATAATTTAATAAAAAAGGTTTTAAGGGAATCTTTGAATCCCCCTATGAAACTTACTGAAATTTGTTTTATTTCTGAAGATTTGAGATATCATTTAGAAAATAAATTATCATTAAGTGAATCAGTTTTCAGAATTTATTCTGACAAATACTTCAAATTGATTAATGAGGTTAGAAATCTATATTTAGAAGATAAAATAGAACTAAACGAAGAGGACACTTGGATAGTTGAATCTGATTTGGGTAAAAAAGTGTTATTGGAAAATGGTGACGAAGTGTGGTTAGATGCTCCGATGTATGAAGAAGAGGTTGAAGAATTATTATTCGAAGCCAAACATCATGGAAAAAATGTAAAGTTAAATTCACCATTCAGAACACCAGGTGGTCCTAAAAAGTTTGCAGTTTATGTAAAGACACCGAAAGGTACAATAAAAAAAGTAACATTTGGGGATCCGAATCTAAGAGTTAGAAATAGAAACCCAAAAGCCGCTAAATCATTCAGAGCAAGACATAAATGTGAACAGAAGAAAGACAGAACAACTGCAGGGTATTGGAGTTGTAATGTTGGAAGATATGCAAAAAAATTAGGATTAAAATCAAGCTCAAGTTGGTAATGGAAGTTCTACCTTATGTTCAAGAAATAATTGACGACATCAAAATCAGAACATTTAATGAAAATGTTGATGATGAGGAATTGAAATGGCATAGAGATAGAAAGGATAGAGTTGTAGAAATATTACAAAGTAACAATTGGTATTTACAGATGGATAATGAACTCCCCACAAAATTAATTGTTGGGGAGAAACATTTTATACCAGAGGGGGTTTACCATCGTGTGATTAGAGGTAATGGAACATTAATAGTATCCATCAAAGAATAAATTTATTTATTGAATCTTTTCAAAGCGTTTTCGGTAATTAAAACATATTCAGTTTCTTTGAACTCTTCTAATGTTCTTGAATTTGTATATGACATTGCCGATTTTAGATAATCCTGTAGATTTTCAATCCATTTACTTAAGGAATACTCAACCTTGTTATATTTGATTATCCCTTCTGACGTAATCAATTTATCTCGACCCCATTTTTTC